TGCGCGGAAAGCACCACGCATGGCGTGAATCTACACCTCGCTGCCGACCTGTTCGCCTTCGCTGGCCGGGGCATTGCTGGCCGCTTTCACTGCGTCGGCGCTGTTGGGTTGTTCGCATTCGATGCGGGTGACATAGCCCTCGCTGCCGATGCTGTGCTCGGCACGCTTGACCAACCACTGGCCATCCACGCCCTCGCGGAACCCCTGCATCACCACGGTGGCTTCGGCCATCAGTGTTTCGCGGCCGGGCAGGGTGTAGCTGAGCGTCCGCGTCTGCCGTGCCTGTTCGCGATGCTTGGCGCGCGCCGCTGCTTCTGCGCTCTTCCGGTCGGCATAGGCCATGCGCAGGCGCATGATCGGTTCACCGCTGCCGACCTTCACTTCCTGGCGCTTGGCACTGCGCACGTCGCGGTAGTAGGCAATGGTGGTACCGGCGTCTTCGCGTGCGGCGAGGGTTACCCGGTAGTCGCTGCCATCGGCCGGGGTGAGGGTGACATCGGGAATGCGCTCGCCGCTGGCGCTGGTGGATTCGCCCCGCTTCACGAACACCAGGCGCCCGCCTCCGGGCTTGGCGATGGCATCGTGCTGTTTGGCCAGGCGCAGCAGAAGGTTCATGTCCGACTCCTGCGACTGCACCGTCAGCGGCAGCACGATGGACGCCAGCGATGCGCTCACCGCTGCGTTCAGCCCATGCTCGCCGGCCATGCGTCGCACCATGTCGCCGATCGTGGTGCCCTTCTTCCAGGTGCGTGTCTTCTGCGTCTGCAGGTCGCTCTTGCCCCCCTTGCTGGTCTCGAACGGTGCCGCCCGGGCGCGCAGCGTCATGCTGCCGGGAAAGCCGGAGATCTCCACCTCGTCGCAGATGTACAGGCCTACGCGCCGCACTTCGCCGTCATAGCCGATGAAGGCCTCCAGTTCCGCGCCAACCGGTGGCAGCTGGATCGGATCGGACGGATCGTGGTCGGCCAGCTGCAGTTCCAGCGTGTCGGACGTGTTGCCGGTCTCGTCGGTGATGCGCAGCGACTTGAAGCGCGCCATGATCTTGTCGGTGATGTCCTGGCTGTTGGCCACCACGCGGAAGGCCGGTGTGATGTTCAATCCCACAGGGCGACTCCCTTGCGCTCGCTGGCCGGGCGCTGCACCTCCGGCAGGGTGATCGCTACGCCGGCAGGCAGTACCGGGCCGCGTGCGGCCAGGCCCGGGTTGGCATCGAACACCGCGCGCAGGATGGCCGGTGACTGCTCGCCATAATGCGCGTACGCGATACGGTCTACGACGTCGCCGTCGCGGGTGCTATACGTTCGTGCCATTGCTGTGCTTCCGCAGTGAAAGGGTGAATTCCTGTTTCAGGATCGCGCTGTCGGCGGTGAACTCGCTGGCGGTGGCATCGATCTTCTCGATGACCCACAGGCCCAGGTTGCCGCCTTTGCCGGTCAGCAGTCGATGAGGCGTGCCCTGCGCGGCCAGCTTGCGCAGCTGTGAGAGCTCATTGCCGGCGCCGCGGAACTGGTAGTAGATGACGCCCGGCAGGGTCATGCTGGCTGAGCCCGGTCCGGTGTACTGCAGGGCCGCCATCTGGCCGATGCGGTCCTGCGCCTGCCAGCGATACTCGTTGGATTGCTGGATCTCCCGGAAGACCGCGGTGTTGAGGCTGAACTTGAAGCCGCCCAGCATCAGCAGGACCGGGGCGTTGCCGGAGTCATTGGCTTTGAACTGCGACAGCAGCTTGTCCACAGTGCCGGTTACGAATTCGCGTTTCATGCTCAGTTCCTGTCTGCCAGGCCACCACGGGCGGCAACCGCGTTGCGACGTTGCAGCTCGTCGGCCGTGCGGCGCGCCACCGATTCGCTGGATTCACCGGGTTGCTGGTGGATGGTGATGTTGTTGGTCTGTTGCTGCTGCACGGTGGTGGCGCTGCGCGGGGTGGGCGAAGGCATGTCCGGCGCGGCACGCCCGGCCGGCGTACCAAAGGCATTCGGCATGCGTGGCTGCACGCTGGCGCTGTGCATGCTGGCGGGCGCCAGCATCACCGGAGGCAGCTGTATGCCGCCGTTTGCGCGTATCGCGCCGTAGGCATCAGCCGCGGTGTTCACACCAAGCGCGATCTTGTCCTTGGCGGTGCCCAGCACGCCCCCGACCTTGTCCATGATGGTGCCCACCACCTCCATGAAGGGGGCGATCTTGGCCATCATCGTGTCGATCACGCTGCTGACCTTCGCTGAAACCCAGTCCCAGGCACTGCCGAAGGTGACGACGATGAATCCAGCCACCGTGCCGATGACCTCACCGATCATCCTGAAGACCTCGGCGACGAAGCCAGCGACCTGGATGACGGCGCGGAAGTTGAACATCAGCGCTTCGCCCACCAGCTTGCCGATCTCGCCCACGCGGGAGAGTTCGTTTCCGGTGTACTGCGCCGGGGCCAGCATCCGCGACAGCCAGTCCCAGGCCTGTCCCAGCAGGGCACTCACGGCCTCCCACGCCGGACGCAGCGGCGCAACGGCATTCATCAGCTCTCCCATCGCTGAGGTGCCCGCGCTGCTGAGACCTTCCCATACACCGCCCAGGAAGGCCTTGATCGGCTCCCAGTACTTGCGGACAAGCAGGGCACCGGCAGTGAGCGCGGCCACAGCTACCGCGATAGGGCCGCCACCAATGGCGCCCACTGCAGTGGCGACGACGCGGAACACCGAGGCGATACGCATGGCCATCGGGCCGAAGCGCCCCAGCTGGGCCAGCAGGTTGCCGGCACGGAACAGCTGGAAGACCTTCTGCACACCCAGGATCGGACCCTTCACGAACGTCCAGGCGTAACGGGCACCCAGCACCGCACTGCGCATGGCGAGCATGCCCACCACCACCTTGGTGGTATTGGCGATCAGCTTCGGATTCTCGGTCACGAAGGTGGTCACGCCGTTCAGCAGTTCGGTCAGCTTCACCGCCGCGGCGCCGACCGCGGGCAGCAACGCCGCACCAAAAGCCTTGGACAGGTTGTCCACGGCGATCTTCGCGCCCTGGATCTTCTCCGGGTCGGTCTGCATGGCATTGGCATACGCCGCATCGGTGGTTCCGGCAGAGCCATTGAGCGCCTTGTCGCGGATCCGGGTGTACTGATCCCAGTTCTGGATCATCGGGCCGATGAAGTTCTTCGCCTGTGCATCGCCGAACAGCTTGCCGATCTTCTGCTGATCGCCGGCCGTGGCCTGGACGATGGCCTGCATCGCAGCGTCGAACGGGTTGCCACCGCTGCTCTGTGCGTCGCTGATGACCTTGCGCAGGTCCAGGCCGAATCCCTTCTTGGCCTTGGCCTGCAGCTCGGGCGACATGATCGATGTCATGAAGCCCTTCATCTGGGTGGCTGCCTGGTCAGCGCCGCCCGCGGACCGGCGCGTGGCTTCCAGTGCCGCACCCATGGTGGCCGCTGCTGCGTTGCCCTGCAGCTTCAGCGCCTGGAACGACGTTCCCAGCACCGGCATTACCTTGGCCATGTCCTTCAGCCCCAGCCCGCCCTGGTGGCTGCTGACGACCAGGACATCCAGCGCCGACTGCATGCTGGCAGGGTCGATGTCGAATGATTGCTGCAGGCCCACGGCGGCGCTGGAGACGTCGTCGATCCCGGTACCGGTGATGGTGGCGGTGCGGCCGATGGCGCGCAGGCTGGTCTGCGCCGACTGTGCATCCATGCCGGCGTCGACCAGCAGCCGGATGGCGCGCTGCAGGTCATTCGCCTTCTGGTTGGTGTTGCCGGTCTCGGCCAGGATCGTCCTGCCCAGTGCTTTGACCTGGCCGTTGTCCAGGCCCGCTGCGCTGCCGATCTGCTGGTTCTGGCGGGCGAAGCTTGAGGCGTTCTCGACCGGCTTGGCCAGCTGGGTCACTGCGCTGCCGAGCAGGGTGCGTGACTCCTTGAAGGAGGTTCCCAGCTTCTTGCGGTTACGCAGATTGGCGGTGCTTGCCTTCTCGATGCGCTCCAGGCCGGTCTGCACCTTGCGCAGGCGATCGCCCTCGCTGGAGAGCCTGGCGTACTCCTGGCGCAGCCCGGCAACGTTCTGCTTGAGCTTTACCAGCGAGGGGTTCGCCTTGCTCATGGAGCGCTGCTTGCGCTCCAGCCTGTCCAGTTCGCTGCCGATCTTCTTCAGTCCGTCCTCGGTGGAGGACAGTGCGGACTTCAGCGAGCCCGAGATCGAGCCACCGATCGTGATCGTTGTCGTTTGAACGTTACTCGCCATGTACCGGCAATCCTTGTATCCACCAGATGAACTTCGACACCCGCAGCGTCATGATTTCGCGCAGGCCCCAGCCGGTATGGCCGGCCAGGGCGAGCACTCCCTGCCTGATCTGCGGCAGGGTCAGGTGGTAAAAAGCGCGACTCCCGACTGCAGGCGGGCGTAATCGCGCAGCGGCAGCTTGCGCAGGTCGTCCGGTGGGATCTCGCACAGGTTGGCGATCATCCGCACTTCACGCTGTGCATCGCTGCCCTTGTCATCCTGGAACCGCTCCATGTCTTCCACGGTGGGTTCGCGCATGCGCAGCACGGCGGTTTCCACGCCATTGACCTGGCGCGGGCGGGTGAGGGTGACTTCGGCATAGCCATCGCGTTCGATGACGTGGTCGTTGGTGGTCTTGGTCTTGCTGGACATGGATGTGTTCCTGGAAATCGAGGGAGCGCGATGAAGGCGGGGGCGCGAGGCGCCCCCGGTGCTGTGGAGACGCGTGCGGGGTCAGATGCCCAGGGCGCTGCGCAGGCCGGCCAGCATGTCCACGCCGTTCTGCTTGGCGATCATGTTGACCACGTCCAACTCCTGGACGACCAGCGGTCCGTGGGTGAGCTTGTAGTAGCTCAGTGCGAGCGAGATCTTCACCGTGCCCTTCTCGCCGGACTTGGATTCGCCACGATCAATGGCCTTGACCTTGCCGCGCATGTTGTGGACCACGGCGGTGATGCTGCCGTCGCTGGACTCCAGCGCCTCGCGTGCGGTGAAGGAGTACTCCTTGCTTTCCACCACATGGAACTTGCCCATGATGTCCGGGTCATCGGCGATGAGGACAGCCTCGGCTTCAAGCTTCTCGTGGCCCAGGGTGATTTCGGTCGGGGCGAACATGCCACCCGCCTGGAAATCCTCGGTCTTCAGCGTCAGCTTCGGAGCGGTGAAGGATTCGACGTTGCCGGCATAGCCCTTGCCGTCGACGTAGAAGTTGAAGTTCTTTCGGACGTTGCGCGCCATGCTTAGAAGATCTCCGAGACGTAGTTGTTGTTCATGTGCATGCGGAAGGTCAGCTGCTCACCCGGGTAGGTCGGAGTGAAGTCGAAATCCCAGTAGAAGCGGCCCTGGGCCACGCTGTCCGCTGCGTTCAGTTCCGGGTCGATCCAGCAGTTGCCGCCGAGGATCGCGCCCTGGGTCTTCAGGCCGCGCAGGAAGGCATTGACGCCCTCGCGCACGTCATCGACGTAGGTCTTGCTGATGCCGCGGTCGACGGCCCACAGGTGGGCGGCTTCCAGACTGTCGGCGATGATGTCGGCGGTGCGCACCACGCACAGGAACTGCCACTTCGGATCGATGCTGGTGGTGCGGTTGCCCCACAGGCGGAAGCCTCCTTCGCGGATGACCGTGGCTACGTTGGCCTGGTTCAGCAGGTTGGCGCGGCTGGTGGCATCGGACAGGCCGAAGTCGATCGCACGCGCGGTACCGACCACGCCGTTGAGTTCCAGGTTCGACGGCGACGCCCACCAGCCGCGCTCGTTGTCGCTGCGGGCGATGGCACCGGCCACGGCACCGGAGGCATGGCGGGTGACGATGGCATCACCGGACTGCAC